TTGTACCCAGAGTGGTAATACGTTGATTGTTAGCTAAATACGCCCTGTCTCTTGATAGTGTTATTCCCGCAGAGGTTTACCTCTCCCGCCTTGCTATTTAAAGTCGTTAGCGTTCATTAGATGACGCCCTTTTCCGTCCGCTAAGCGTCCGTTGTGAGGATAGCAGCGGACGGTTGAACTTCTCCATCTCCTGCGCTTTGAGTGTGTCGGCTATTGCCACGTAGGGGCGCATAGTCTTCTCGGTCTTATGCCCCGTGTATTTGCGGATGACCTCGGAGGGGATACCGAGTGTGAGGGCTTGCACGACAAAGGTGTGGCGTCCGATGTGCGATGTGATTACCTCGTACTTAGGGAGCGTCTCTTCGATGCGCTGGCGTCCAGAGTATCTCAGGCGGGTGACGGGTGCGTCTATTCGTGCCTGCTCGCACACGCTTTTGAGTGTTCGGTTCAGCCGTTGCTCCGCCATTGGTGGTAGTGGGGTCTCATCGCCCTTGTACTTGTCAAGTATTGCCCGTGCGTGGTCGTTGATGTCTACCTCGATTAGCTGATCTGTCTTCTGTGCGTAGTATCGTATGCTCCTTTCTGTGATGTTGTCGTGGGTTAGCTTCTTGAGGTCGGAGTACCGCAGGCCAGTGAAGCAAAGGAAGCAGAAGAGGTCACGGGCTACACGCTCGGAGTGTAAGCGAAGCTCCACGGATGCAAGTCGGCTCAGCTCCTCCCACGTGAGATATACCTCGGCTCGGTTGCTGTCGATGCCCTTTAGACGCACCTCGAAGAAGCGGCGGTAGTCCTTTTCGTATAGCCCTTGCCCCTGAGCCCAATAGAGAGCACTCTTGAGGATGCGGAGCGTCTTGTCTACCGAGCCATTGAGAAGCCCACGCTTTGCCGTAAGGTGCGTGATGAAGCCTGCTACCCACTTCTCGCTGATGTCCTCCAGTGTTGCCGACTGGGAGTAGTCTGCGAGGTGCATACGTGCGGTGCGTATGTTCGCCTTGTGGCGTTCGCTCCAGCTTCTACGGACGCTCTCGGCTTCGATGAATAGGTCTATGAGTGATACTACCTTTCGCTTGTCCTCTGGGGCTACCTTTGCTGGTGCTTGCTTCGATGTGCCAAGCGTCTCCCATAGATACTCATTGTACTTCTCCTTTAGCTCCTCGGGGGTGGGGAGGTACTCTATCTCCTCGAAGTAGGAGAATGCACTCTCTATTGCCTCCTCGGTGTACTGCAAGGCTCGGTTTATCATAGCAGCTGGCGTGCGTCTGTCTCCGTGGGTGGTGTTCTTTAGGCATCGTTCCGCCTCGGGGCTCCACTTGTCAGGGTCTACTCGGTAGCCAACATAGACGCTTGTAATGTACCCGCCTCCGTAGCGGATGCGGTAGCGTATCTGTAAAGCCTTCCACCCCTTCTGCTTGTCTAGGAGGAAGTGGCACGTGCGGCGGATAGGTAGCATAATATACTGGGATAAAGAAAAACCATATCGTTGGATCCAACAATATGGTTTTTCGTGGTTGTGGGTGGTAGGTGCTATTGCTTCTTGCACTCAATCTTTACGCTCTCTCCCGAGATGCTCGCTCTCAGAATGGCGGTGTCTCCGCTGATGCTGAGTACTTCGTATCGTGCGTACTCGGCTCCGTCGATATAGCAGATGATGGTATTTCCCGATACCTTGTAAGTGCCTTCTCCTTTGCCGAAGTAGCCTCTCCCTTGGTACTTGCCATCCTTGTCGAACGTGGCGTATGTTGCGGGGAACACCAGCTGTGCGATAGCGCTGGTGACGTCAAGCATAGAGCCGTCCTTCTGCTCTACCTTCGTGATGCGCCATGTTCCGTAAAGCTGCTCCATTGAGAAGCTCGATGGGGTGGGGCTGTCCTTCTTGCACGAAGCAAAGGAGATAGCAATCGCAATGACCGCTACGAGCGAGAGTAGTAATTTCTTCATAATGGTTGTATTTAGAGTTATTAAAAGTGGTCGTATGTAGTGCTTTGTGCGCGCGTACGCGTACATATATATATAGTCTAGAACTTGCGCTTTACCAGCTCCTCGACATAGAAGATGCCCTGCACGTCATCAAGCTTCACGGCGTAGTCCTTGTACTGGCTGTTGAGGGAGTGGCAGGTAATCTCATTGTTAGCCTTGTCGTGGTTCACTACCTCCTTGAGCACTATGCCCTCGGCATCTGTCGCCACGACGCAGTATGTTTCCCCACGCTTCTTTATACCAAACTGCCAATCGCTTTTAGGCAGCACTCGGCAGAGCAGGATATCTCCATCGAGGAATGCGGTACTGCTCCCGTCATCCATGCTGTCGCCAGATACTTCGAAGAGCAGGTAATCCCCTTTCAATCGCTTATCTATTAGTACGGGCATCGTCTGTTTGTCTTCTTCCCAGCAGGGGTCTCCGAAGCCAGACAATGCCCCAGCTTGCGCTCTATGTGGTACGAGAGGGATGTCCACCCAGTCTCGGTCACTGCTTACGAGCGGGCGGACGCTATTCTCTTGCGTTGGCTGCGTGGCTGGTGCGCCATCCTTTAGCATCTCGCCTTCGCCAGTGAGTAGCCAGTCCAGCGAGAACTCGGGATACCTTGCTACTATCTTAGATGCCAGGTCTCCCGACACCTTCTTAGTCTTGCCCGTTTCCACGTTCTGCACACGCTTGTATTCCACACCCACATTGTTTGCCAGTGTGGGTGATTTTATTCCTATATGGGCAAGTACTCTCGCGATCACATTTGCTCCAGTAGTTTCTGCTTCCTTGTTCATACCGCAGATGAAATTTTTCTTCTCCCTGATGTACAGGTAGTTAAGTAGCGCTTGGGAATAAATCTTACTACAAGATTTGGAAATAGGAATTATTGTTCCTACTTTTGTAGTGTAGTTCAAGCGGAGCTACAAAAGATACTCCAAAACGGGAGTAAAATCTGAAACAAATATAAAGATAATCTACCACCTGCAACTATGGCTGAAATAAGAGTTCCTAAGAGCCACGCTGAAAAGTTAGATGCGCGCGCTCTGAAAATGCAGGCAGACTACCTGCGACTCCTGGAGCAAGGCAGGGGGGCTTGGCAGAGCAAGAAGGCTCTCGTCAAGAAGTACAAGGTGAGTATGAACACAGTCTACAACGCTCTCGAAAGAGCTGAAAAGCTGGTTAGCACTACCTCTGCCGAGGGCTAAGCCCTCATTCCTCCGCGATCTTTGACATACTTGATACAAACAATGGCGAATACAGATAATCTGCAGGTGAAAGGCCTGCACGTGATTAACCCGTTGTCGTTAGCCTGCGACCTAATGTGCGCAGGGCGAAGCCGTGGAAGGCACGGAACACCCGAGGCTCGGAAGCCTCCTGACGACACCAGTAACGTAACAAAGACAACTATGTACAACGAAGAAGACATTTCCTACAGCGAGGTCACCGCATCCTTCCTCAAGGATGTAGTCTACGAAATGACGCAGTCCATCGCAGACTATGGCGGGTGCACCACGGAGCAGTGCATCTACATAATAGACGACCCACGGCTCGCCGACGAATCAACGCTCATTCTTACCCTAGAGCTTTCGGGCGGTGAGTTTGAACTGACTTACGAATACGACAACAGGGCAGGGGTGAAGGACTTCCCCCCGTTCGATAGCACCGACTTCTGCGGGGTGCTTTACGACGCAGAGCGTGAGATAGAGCGTAGCGAGCGCAACGCCCGAGAGATAGCGGACACAGAGCGCTGGCTCAACATAACAGAACGATAAAGACAACGAATATGAAACGAGCAGATATGACGACAGACAGAGTGATAACTGCCATTGCTTATGTAGTAGCAGGAGGGCTTATCCTCCTCGGCTTCTTAGGGGGGCTTCTAATAGTCTCCGACACGGACGCGGCGTTTACCCCCGATCTCTCCACCTCGGAGTTCATCGTTAAGAAGCTCGCAGGCATTGCACTTCTTGGGGCTTCGATATATACGTGGCGAGCCATTGAGCGCCACGGCAAGTAATAGCTGATAGGTTCTTTTCTTCAATCCGTGGCGGGTGCGGTCAATTTCGAGGCCGCCCCGCCCACAAAGATGAATCTTCATTGGGTTTGATTTAGTGTTTCAATGGGGCGGTAAATCTGGGACAGACAAGCCTCCCCGAAAAAGTTGACAATCACGCCTGCAATTTGGAGCGGGCGCACCACCTAGGGCTAGCAACTCTAGCATTGTTTCTATTTGAATAAACATACTGCTCGACAACTCCGAGAGGACAAGCCGTGGCGAATTGCACTAGCGCGCCAACTCCGAGAGGACGAGGCGCGCCACAAAGTACACAATACATTTAGCAACACGCCAGCACATGGCGACAATCTCTAACGCAGACACAAGATGGACACTGAAACAAAGACGCCCAAGATTTATGAAGCCCTTATCAAAGCTAATGAGCTTGTCGGGGCTATCTCCAAGGGCAACACGAACCAGCAGCAGGGCTTTAAGTTCCGAGGTGTAGACGACGTCTACAACAGGCTGCACCCGATACTCGCTAAGTGCGGTATTGTTATCGTTCCCGAGGTTGTGAGCTACGAGGTAACAGAGCGACAGGCGCGCAACGGCGTTCTGCTCTACACCCGAGCCACTATCCGCCACCACTTCACCGCCTCCGACGGCTCCTCCGTGACGACACTGGTGGTAGGCGAGGCGATGGACAGCGGTGATAAGGGGATGAACAAAGCGATGAGCATAGCCCTTAAGTATGCCCTCTTCCAGCTCTTCACCATTCCGACTGATGAAGACAAAGACCCAGACGCTACCACCCACGAGCTAGTACCGCAGGCGACGCAGGCGACGACAAGCCCCGACTATCAGGGAAAGGTAGAGGGGGCTATTAACGAGCTCGCAAAGGCAAGCAGCTTAGATGAACTTGCGAATATCTTCCGAAGCCTCCCTAAGGAAATGCAGGACGACCGCTCGGTAAAGGGCGAGGCGACGAGGCTAAAGGCGGTGTTCGCTCAAAAGGCCGCAAAGAAATGAACGCATTAGACTTGCACCGCTCGTCGGTGCGCTTCGATGAGCAGAGCCACACATACACCACCTCCGATGGGCGACAGCTTACTGGGGTGACGTCGATACTCAAACAGGCGCTCTTCCCAGATAAGTATAAGGGCATCCCAGATGCGATACTCGCCAAGGCTGCCGAGCGTGGCACGGCTATCCACAATGAATGCGAGGACGTAAATCTCTTCGGGGAAGGCGCTCTCAACGGAAGCTCCAGTGAGGAAGCACGCAACTACCACGAGCTACTCGCGAGGGAAGGCATCACGATGATTTACAGCGAATACCTCGTGACAGACGACGAGGTGGTGGCTACGATGATTGACTGCATCGACGACAAAGGCAACCTCTACGACATCAAGACCACAAGCCAGCTAGATATAGAGAGCCTCTCATGGCAGCTCTCCTTCTGCGACTACCTTTTCACGAAGCAGAACATCTTCCTCGAGCGCCCCTCATCTAAACTCTACGGCATCTGGCTGCGAGGCAGCACTGCGAAGCTAGTGGAGGTGGAGCGAAAGAGCGATGACGACATCGAAGAGGTTATTCAAGCCTATCTAGATGGCGAGGTATTTACCCCCAAGCCCGTGGAATTCACAAGCCCCGAAGAGGAGGCTCTGGCGAGAATTAGCGAGCAGGAGGAGGTGATTATCGCACTGAAGAAAGAGATAGACCGACGCGAAGCAGAAAAGCAGGAGGCTCTCGACATCCTCAAGGCGAGAATGGAAGAGAGTGGACTGAAGAAGCTCGAGACGCAGAGCCTCTTACTAACGCTGGTAGCTGAAAGTGAGAGTACCACCTTCGACAGCAAGCGATTTAAGGAAGAGCACCCAGAGCTTGCCGAGCAGTACGCTAAGAAGGTAGTCCGCAAGAGCTATGTAAAGATTACTCTACGATGATATACAACCTTCAAGAGCCTCTCGAGCTCGCCCAGTTCGAAGCAAGGTGTAAGCACCTCTCCGAAAAGGGCGCGCGCGTCGAGCTCACCGAGAAGCGAGACAAGAGGACGCTATCACAGAACAGCTACCTACACCTCATCCTCTCCTACTTCGCAATAGAGTATGGGGAGCGCCTCGAATGGGTCAAGCAGGAGTTCTTCAAGAGGCACGTGAATGCCGATATCTTCCTCCTCGAGAAAGAGGGGGCAGGCATAGGGCGGTACTACGCCCTTCGCTCCAGCTCCGACCTAACGACAAAGGAAATGACCACCGCGATAGAACGCTTCATCGACTGGTCGTACAAAGAGGTGGGCATTTTCCTACCCCTTGCCGATGATGAGGCGATGATAAATGCAGTGACCAGAGAAGTGGAACAAAGTAGGAGGTACGTATGATACAGATTTCAAACTCCGAAGCGGAGCGGCTTGCAAGGACGCTCACTACTCTAGAGCAAACGACCCGTATGTCTGGCATCTTGAATCTCAAGGTGCAGAACGCAGTAAGGGTATCAAAGCTCCTCCGCACAAAGATTGAAGCAAGATTATTAGACCAAAAGGACAAGAACGATGGACACCGCAGTAATCCTTAGCCCAGTAGAGCTCTCCGCACTCATCTCCTCTGCGGTGTGCGATGCGCTCAGCAAGCACACCGAGAGTGCAAAGCAGAGTGAGAGATATATCGCAGGTCGTGATAGGGTGCTCGACTTCCTCGGCATCAAGTCGAGGGGCGCACTTAACTCCAGAATAGCAAAGTACCCCAGCGCCTTCCTCCAAGATGAACGCTTCACGCTCATCCTTGACGTGGAAGCCTACGCAGAGTGCCTGCGAAGAGAGCAGAAGATGACACGACGATAACCACCACAAAAGACATGATTATGGGAAGACTTCGACTATATCCGAGGGAGATAGACCTATCAATCCTAAACGACTTCGAGCTAGACGTACACATCCACAACCACAACAAGGTGCTGAGCTTCATAACCACCAAAATGTGTGCGAACAACAAGCAGATGACCTACTACAGGCGCATGGCAGACAGCACGATGGATAGGCTACTCACACTTCGAGCTGAGAGAAAGCGCAGGGCGAAGGAGGCTAAGGTGAATGCGTAAGCTAGACCGCTCCGAAGTGCTCAACAGGATCAAGCGACATCTGCAACATCGCAGTGACGCTAGACGGCAACCGCTTATAATCTTAAAAGAGCAGTTGTCCTCGGTCGTTGGTTGCGACTTTGATACCCTACGCCCAGTCCTTCTAGACCTCTACCACGATGGCCTACTGCTCACTGGTCGGACACTCAATACTACATACTTTACACTCCCAGAATATGTGTAAGCATAAGTACATACCTCTCGACATCTTCGCCATGCAGGACGCTAAGATAGAAGCGCTGACTGCAGACCACGGGCTGGCAGGATGGGGGGTGTACACCGCACTACTCTTAAAGCTCGCCCAGCAGGACGAGAGCGGGTACAGCTACCCCAACAATGCCAAGCGACTGGCGAACATCCTACCAAAGCGACCACGTGCGGAGGTTGTTCGCTCTACTATCGAGGACTACGGGCTATTCGAGATAGAGGTAGATGAAGATGGTGTAGAGGTGTTCTACTCTCCTCGCCTCACCTCTCACCTCTCCTCCCTCGGAGGCGTAGAGCGAAAGCAGGGCGAAGAGCCTACCACGAAGAAGCGCAACTACAATGTAAGCCAGTCAGTTAAAGAGAGCTTAGCCAAGGCAAGAGCCGCTAAGTCCTCACGCAAAGTAGACGACGAGGAAGAGAAAGTAGAGAGCAAAGTAGAAACGAAAGTAGAGAGCAAAGTAGACGCAAAAACCACCAAAGTAGAGAAAGCAGAGAAAGTAGAAACGAAAGTAGACGAAAGTAGAGAAGGCTCTTCTACTTTGCCCTCTACTTTGGGCTCTACTTTGGGGGGGACTATAGGGGGGGTAATAAATACCCCCCTAAAAGATAAAGAGAAAGTAGAAATAGAAAGTAGCCCCCTAACCCCCGAGGGGGGGATTGAGAGCGAGCGCATCGAGTTAGAGGCGATAGAGGATACTTCGCTTCGCTCTATGGTTAGCTCGCTAATGCACCCCAGCTCCGATATGCGAGATTATGGCAAGGTGTGGAAGGCTCTCTATGAGGAGGCGACAGCAGGCGAGGAGGACTTCGCTAAGCCTATGGTGCTAAGTCGGGCGATATGCAGAGATGGGCAGGAGCTCTTCTTCGCGCTGATGCCCGACCGCCCCGACGGGAACTCCAAGGAGCGCCCCACGATAGCCACCACGCTAAACGCAATAGCGCTATTTAAGAAGATGCTCGAAGAGGCTAAGGCGTCCACCTTCCTCCGAGGCAACAAGGCTATGGCGAACCTATCGTGGTTGGTCAAAGCTGACAACTTTGCTAAGGTCGTAGAGGGGTGCTATCGAGACAACCACGCCTCTAAGCCCTCCTCGCCTCCTCCAGCTTCGCACGGCTACTCCAACGACATGTGGGCGAAGGAGAAGGCGGAGCAGGCTAGCCGAGAGGAGAGCGAGGAGGTGAAGGCGTAAAGGGCAAAGAAGGCCGGGGGGCCAGGGGGGGGA